AAGGAATTGAACCTCCGACGCAGACCTTAGAAGAGTCTCGCTCTATCCACTGAGCTACAGGGGCTTATCTTATAATTTTTGTATTATAAGTTTTTTCCCAATTCAGAATATCTATTTCATCATTCAGGAGCGGTTGTCCTTTAATATTTAAACTTGTATTTAATAATATAGGAACACCAGTAATACTATACCAATTTTCCAGGACTTTGTAAAGACCTGGGTGCTGATCTTTATTTACTGTCTGAACTCTTGAAGTTCCGTCTTTGTGAACTACAGAAGGTATTTTTTCTGGTTGCAAACATTTAACCGCATACTGCATATATGGACTTGTAAAATTCATATCAAACCATTTATTTGCATGCTCTTCCATAACTACTGGAGCAAAAGGTCTAAACATTTCACGCTTTTTAATTAAATTTACTTTATCTTTTATATTTGGATCACGTGGATCTGCAAGAATACTTCTATTTCCTAATGCTCTTGGTCCATATTCTGCCCTGCCTGATGCAATAGCAACTACTTTATCTTTTATTAATCCAGTAATAATTTCTGTTACTGGATAACTTTCTCCTAAATTATAACCAAGGTATGGGGTATTCCAATTCACATGTTTGCCATATAAAGCTGAAGCAGCTCCCAAAGAAGAGCCAGCATCTCCTGGGTTAGGCATAATCCAAATGTCATTAAATATATTCCAAAGTTTAGTATTTGCAGAACAATTTAATGCACATCCTCCCATAAAAACTAAATTATATTTTCCAGTTTTTGCCTGTGCATACCGCATAAATTCTATTAATCTTAATTCATATACTTTTTGAACGGCAGCTGCAATATCAAATTGTTCTTGTTGTCCTATGTGCTCATTCCAATCATTTATACCTTGATGAAAATTATATTTTTGTTCTTTTATTGATGGAAAATATTCATTTACTTTATTAAAATATCTATTTGGATCTCCATATGCCGCCATTCCCATCATAATATATTCTTCTTGATTAGGCATTAGGCCTAACAAAGAAGTAAATGCTGAGTAAAATAATCCAAAACTAAATGGGTAATTAAACTTTTTTATTAATTTAATTTTTTCATTTTCTCCTACCCAAATTGTAGATGTGTTATATTCTCCTATAGCATCTAATACAACTATAACTGCATCATTAAATTTACTTGTATAATAGCCAGCACATGCGTGTGAATAGTGGTGGTTAAAATATTTAACTGGAAGATCCATTGGGATATTTGGCTTCCAATCAGCTGCCCCGCCCTTTAAAAATATACGTGATCTTTTAAGTTGAGGATGTTCATAATACGCTATGTGTGTTGGAGTTCCATAATTTAGCATATCCTTATAAATATATTTATTGTTATACCAATCATTTTTTTGCTTGCTATATCTTTCAGCATGAGCGGCAAATAAAATATTTCCATCTTTAATTAAAGATATTGATGCGTCATGTGAGGTTTCATTAATTCCAAGAATTATCAATATATAAACTTTCCTTTATCTTTTTTAGTAAATATTTTTTTAATAAATATATATATTCTATAAATATAATATTGTATTTTAATCTTCATCTATTTCCTCCAAGGGTATTATACCCTTTTCTAATGCTATGTCGTATCCTTCTTTTGTAAAATGCATAGTAGCCTGAAGATTTTCATCATACTCAACATCAAGAAGACCCTGTTCATATAACCCTATTAAATTAGAATCAACATAGCTCATATGGGCATCCCATAACTCTGGAGCTAATTCTTTTGTAACATCTTCTTTAAGTTCAAATACAGCTTCTCCCTCTTCATTGTACCCAGCCAATCTTATTGCGCCGATATCAAGATAATACTGTATTTGCCTTAAAGCTTCTTCCTCATCCATATTTTCTCCTTTGGTGCACCAGGTAGGACTTGAACCTACGACTACCCGATTATGAGTCGGGGGCTCTAACCAACTAAGCTACTGGTGCCTAGTTGAATTATATATTTTCATTTTGTTTTTTGTCAATAGATTCTTCAACAATTTGCTGAACATATTCAGAAAAATGTTTTCTTATACTACCTGGCGGTCTTTTGCCTATTTCATTCCATATTCTTTTGTATTCAGATATATTGTCAAATGTAGTTGGGCATACTTTAATTCCGTTAAATTCTTTTAATCTAACTGGAAGTGGTACATGCTTACCGCAACATTTACATTCTTTAGCTTTATCTTGATATATACTCATATGACTTCCATTCCATCTAATGCGTCAGCTAACTTTTTTGGTATAGGTGCACGAATAATATTTCTATTATCTTCAATAATAGGTTGACTTGCTCTATCTCTAGATTTTAATGAAGAATACGTATGTATTTCTACATTACCAAAATCTGGCCTAGTTAAGCTAATAGCATTAAATATTGATCCGCATACGGCATCTGCTAAATCTTTTGATCCTTTTCTAGGGTGGTCAACTTTATCCTTTATAATTCTTAATTCAAGCAATTCATCAATTAATAATTTAATATTTGGCCCACTTAATCTTTCTTCTAGAATAACCATTGCCATATCGTCATAGTGTTTCTTAGCGACAGATAAAGTTTCTGTATTTATACCATACTGTCTTAATTGTTGCATCATATCGTGAGAATTCCATCTATCAAATGTACATATTCTAATTCTAAATCCACGAGACCTTAAGGCAAGAATGTAGTCTCTAACTTCTGTAAAATCTACTGACTTGTCAGATGTTGGTGTCCAGTATCTTACAGCGTCTACTTCAACAATTGGGGCTGGCTGAGAATAATTATCTGTAACTTTAACATTTACCCACTTATTAATATGCGCCATAGATACTGCACAATGATCATGTTTTTGAGCCAAGTCTACGTGTATAAAATAATCTTTATCTTCTTGTGGCAGGAACCATTCTTCAAATCTACCAAAATTATCAACTCCCATTGCCATATTATTAAATGCTTTCTCTACTTTTTCTCTTGATTTAAAAAATGCGTCTATAGCTTCTGGTGGCATGCAGGCAAATCTACCAAGTGCATCTACTGGATCTCTATAAAACGGAACTTTAAAATCATCAATACTTCTAGTTGGATTCACTTCCCATGTAGGTCTTTTTAGCGCATATATCTTAGGAAGTTTATATGAAATTATATGGTCTTCATCCCAAGAAACTTCAAACTGATTGCCAGGAGTATCCTCTGGTAAATCTGGGTCTATAGTAAATGTATGAGTTCTAACTATGGTTTCTACTTCTGCAACAGCTTCTCCATACCTTTGTTGAATATAATCATTTTTAAAACGAGGAAATGAAAGCAAAATAACTTTGCCATAATCTGGAAAACGTGAATCTACTGATCCTCTATACATTTCATATATAGCACTTGCTGTTTTAGCCTGATCATGTCCGCTTGTACTTTCAAGAGCAAAGCCAGAAATTTCGTCTAGCACTGCAACTAACACGTTATATCCCTCAAAAGCTTCTCTTTCTGAGTGTCCAGAATAAACAGTAACGTTTTTATTAAATTTAATTTCGGAAGCTTTTTCCATATATTTTCCAATAAACCATGGGGATTTATCTATTCTAGTTCTAAATCCTTTAAAAAAAACATTGTTTGCTTGCTGTGCGTTAATAGCAATATTAATAATATCTATTGAATCCCCAGGAGGTTTACCATAATATGTGGCTGGGTCTTTAAGGCATAATAGTAAATAAACTATATATGCAACAGATATTGTTGAACAGTAATCTTTTCCACTTCCTTTACCTAATTGTGCTATTACTTCATTACAGGTTTGTTTGTAGCGAGCTCTACCTTCTTCTTCGCCAAATAATTTAATAAGAGTGGATTCTTTATATATTTGTGAGCTTTTTTCAATGAGGGTATACTGGTACTCCGAAAGTTCTGGTAATCCAAGATATTCTTTTCCTGTAACAAATGTTCGTAAATCGACTGGTCGTTCATCAAATTCCTCTCCGTCTAGGATATCAATGAGATCATTAAAATTAAGATCCACTAGATTCCTCATGAATTACAACTGGCTCGACAACCCCAGTTATTTGGGAAAGTCTTTTTGCTACTTCCAATTTACACTTAGGGCAAGTAGCCGTAACTTCTTTTAAAATTTTAACAAGTATTTCTTGTTTTCTTTCTGTATCTGCAATTTGGGTTGCAAGTTCTGCATTATCCAATAGTCCAACTTCTTGCAGCATCCCAATTCTTTTTCCTTCAATATCTGCAATTAATTTTAAAGATGTTGCCT